AGCCCTGAGCCCTGAGCCCTGAGCCCTGAGCCCTGAGCCCTGAGCCCTGAGCCCTGAGCCCTGAGCCCTGAGCCCTACGTAATAGGGTATTTACCCTACGTAGTTTACCCTACGTAGTTTACCCTACGTAGTTTACCCTACGTAATAGGGTCTTTACCCTACGTAATAGGGTGTTTACTCTACGTAGTTATACCTGGGGAGGGGGAAAAGGAATCTTTTTGCCCCAAAACCACCCGAGGGTGCGCGCGAGGCATCGTTTCTACTTGCGACAGAATCTCAAAAACCGGATAGCCGTTTTTAAACTTGATTAGACATAACGGAAAAAATTTTTGGATTTTTACAATTTTCATAAAAAGTGCAATACATCTACGCTTATTTGCAATAAAACAAATAAACCGCTTATGTGTTATAATTACACGGTTTTTACAACACATCAACTTTTTAAAAAGCCTGTTTTTGGCCTTTTTTCTTCTTTTCTATATCTTTTATATTTGGTGTTGTAATACATAATACAGGACTAAATATATCTCGCCTATAGAAAGTTTACCCCCCTCTTTTGTAGATTTTTAAAAATCTAGTGTGTTATAAAAGCCCTTAAAAAGTATTGCGTATTTTCTTGACGAACGCTCCGCGAGCCACACACTGGACGACGAAATGACTTACGAAACTACCTCCCTCCGTCTCCGTTCCGACGTATTGGAACTAGCTCGGGCGTCTGGCAACGCCACCGCTTTCATCAACGACGCAATGGCTCGGATGCACAACCTGCCTACGGACCAACTGCGTGGTCCCTGCATCACAAAGAAAACCCTTTGGCATCCTACCGATTGCGTTCGCCTTGCCAGGCTTCAGAATCATCTCGGACTATCTCGAAATAGCGCAGTAGAATATGCGGTTCGCAAATATGTGGGACTTCCTTCTGCGCCTTTCGTAAAACGGCTTCGCCGCCCGGTAGATGACCGCATCACCCTAGTTTTTTCCGACATCACTCTTCCCCTCGAAGTCTGGACTGCTTTGGAAGAGTTTATAGTTCGGACTAACTCAAATCGAAAAGATCATCACTCACATTTCATGTTTGCTTTGGAAAACATATCCAAAGAACCGAACCCTGTTGAGGAGGAACTGCTATGACTCAGGAAGAATTGAACAACCGCAATAGTGCTGAGGTATATGCACCATTAAAATTTATCACGCCTTATGGAGTATATGCTGCTAAATTTACTTATGGAGCGTGGAGAATCTATTTGAGAGGGAAAATGTTAAAAGGGTATGTGTCTTCCCAAGCACCCACAAAACAACAAGTCTTAGAGACCATTAAAAATGAAGGGGAGGAACTACTCTAATGGCTCAGAACCCCGTAGAAAAGATCAAGACCATTGCCGCCGCCGCCAGTCGCCTGGGTGTGGATGAGTCCGTCGTTCACGCTGCCAGAGCCGCAGGCTGCATGGCCTGGAGACACTCAGCCATTTACATGGACGAGTTGCGCGACTTCCTCATCGACCACCCGGAGGTGGCGGAAGCAGCAGAAGCGGAAGGAAACACCAAGGAGACCGAGACCAAGTGGCGCATCGAGCGGCAGAAAAAGACGTGTCGCAAACTCGATCTGGAATACGAGCAGAAGATCGGAGAACTGGTCCCGCGCCAGCAACTCCGAGAATCCATCGCTTCAGCCTTTGCGCCCATTTGCGTGACTCTTGAAAAGCACCTGGATCTTCCAACTTACAACCTCGTATGCAAACAACTCCGAGAAGCCCTTACTAAAATCGAGACGGACACCATGCCAGAGGAAGTCCGTAATGCTAACATGAATACAGCATCCAAGTAACCTTTTTTAGTTGACGAACGTCAGGATTTCAAAATCCTCGGATTTTACTTATATGAAAATTCAATCAACTGATTCCTAAAATGACATGGATACTACCCAACAATCTACCCATATCAGCCTTTGTGCTGGATACGCTGGAATTGATCTCGGACTCAAACGAGCAATCCCTAATTTGCGCACAGTCGCTTTTAGTGAAATCGAAGCCTATGCCTGCGCGAATTTGGTCCAGAAAATGGAACAGGGAAACCTGGACGCAGCACCTATCTGGACGGATCTTAAAACCTTCCCTTGGGAAGCATTTAGAGACCGAGTGGGCATCTTGTCTGGAGGTTATCCCTGCCAACCTTTCAGCGCAGTTGGAAGACGGCTCGGAACAGAAGACGAACGACACCTCTGGCCTTTTATCGCCAAAGGAATTTCCATCATGCGACCCCGAGTGTGCTTCTTCGAGAACGTCGAAGGACACATCAGTCTCGGACTCGAACAAGTCCTCGAAGAGTTGGGAAGCCTCGGTTATAGAAAAACGTGGAGCATATTTAGTGCGAGCGAATGCGGCGCACCCCATGAGAGAAAACGCATCTTCATCCTTGCAGTTTTGGATGACACCAAATTCGAGAGACTGGAAAGATACTTTTGGCCAGACGGCTATGAGGACGGACGGCAAGACGAGGATAGATCAACTTCCGAGACAACTATTCCAGATTGGAGGAGGGTTGTATTCGCAGACGAATGTGAGCAATGCGATTGCTGCGACGACGTTATCTGCCCGAACTGCGACACTCACTATGCAGACTGCGGATGCCCAGGCCCAACACAGGAAGGACTTGAGCGAATCGAAATCAACGAAATTGAATACGCCAGAACCGAGAATTTCTGGCCCCAATATCCAGCGCACGGAATCAAAGAATGCGAACCCCCGCGCCTTATTACCGCAGGTCAATCCAGCTTGGGTGGAGACATTGATGGGATTGCCAATCGGGTGGACCGATTGCGGCTCTGTGGAAACGGAGTTGTCCCAGCCGTTGCAGAACGAGCCTTCAGAACCCTCTGGAATGAACTTGCTATAACATGATCGAAGAAGACTTAGAAATCTCCACTGGTGAATATGCCGAGGTAATCCACGCTGATGCGGACAAAAACAATCATCGTCCGTGGATACTCTCGGTATTTGCCGAAGCTTTTCGCTTCCGCTTTGACGGCACAATCGACCAATGGGCCAGTGGGCGTTTAAAGATCCCGTCTTCGACTCGGTATCCCACCTACATAGCGGAGGAAAGCCCTTGGTTGATCGAGCCCTTCCGAGCATTGAGCGACCCGAATGTCCGAAGAGTGGATGTTCGAGGCCCAGCGGGATGCGCCAAGTCATTGATTGGAGAAATCTACATTGCCTATGTGGTCGAGAATACCCCAGGCACGTTATACTACGTTCACCAAAAAGATGACGCTGCGAAGGATGCAATGGAAGACCGAGTCATCCCCATGTTCGAGCAGAACGATTTTCTTGCTTCTCGGATGCCTACAGAGCCAAACAAGAAACGCATTTGTAAAATCGTGTTTCCCACTATGCCGCTCTATGCTCTGGGCGCGAATTACAACAACGCACAGTCAAAACGTGTGAAGCACCTCATCATGGAGGAACCTCACACCTACGAAGCCGGGCTGATGTCCGCATTTGAAAAACGGACTGAAGGTGTTCGAGGAGCAAAGACCCTGACGCTTTCTACAGGCTCTATTCTTGGCGATGAAAGCGATAAGGCGCACAATGATGGAACGTGCGAGGAATGGAACGTAGAATGCCCCCATTGCGGTCTCTATCAGCCCATGACAGATGACCGAGAAAGACTCCGCTCGGATAGAACTGAAGAATGTATGGATGCAGATGGAGGCATCATCTGGCATAAATTGCTACCTACAGTTCGTTACACCTGCTCGGGATGCGCCAAAGATTGGCCAAAAGACGAAGCCTTCCGTCGCAAACAGGCACAGACTGGTAAATACGTAGCGACAAACTCAAACGCAGATCCTACTCACCGCTCCTTCCACCTAGAAGCTACCAGCGTTCACTGGATGAGCCTAGAGAAGATAGTCATGGAAAAGTTGATGGCTTCCTATGCAGCTCGAAGAGGCTCTACGGAGTTGCTCAAAGACTACATTCAGAAACGTCGAGCACGCGCATGGGACGAATCTCCACCGGACGATACACAGAACGACGCCTCACGTATGATGGGAGCTTACACGTCTTCGGAAATCGAGCAACCCCAGGCAGAAGAGATATGCCGATTCATGACCGTGGACAATCAGCACGGACGAGCCAGCAAAGGCGAAGGCGCACATAGATGGGTAGTCGTCCGAGCCTATCACGCTACCGAATGCAAACTGGTATTCGCTGGTCGAGTAACGTCCTGGGAGGACGTGGAAGCCACCAGAGTAAAATACTCTGTGCAACCGCTGCGAACATTAGTGGATTGCGCGTGGGATTCCACGGCAGTTCAGTCACAATGCGTCCGCTTTGGATGGCAGGCACTTTGGGGAGATCCAAATCGTAAGGACGGATTTCCTCACCACGAACAAGTCATGAACCAAGTAGTGGTTAGAAATTACCCATTCTCCACTGTTCAGCTAGGCACAGTGGGCATGGGTATGGCTCCGGGATCACCTGACGGCATTATGCGCCAAGCACGCTATTTTTTCTGGGCGCACAACCCAGTTAAAAACCTTTACCATCGTCTTAAAAGCGGTCTTGTCACATACCTATGGACAGTCCCACAGGATTGTCCTGATTGCTATTTCGAGCATATCAAGAACGAGTTTAAACGTCAGGAGATAGATGCGGCTGGCAATAAAGTTTGGAGATGGTATAACCCTCCGCAAAAACCAAACCACATACTCGATGCGGAACAGATGAATCTAGTTTCCGCACTCATGGATCCACGCATACGCACAATACTTTTCACTTCCTATGAACACCAACCTGAGAAACAAACAAGCCAAGATCGAACGAGCGATAGCCCTAAAACTGAAGGATATGCCCCCGTCGAAACGGGAGCGGTTCCAAGCTAATTGCCGAGAACTAATTCGAGGAGGCGAGCAAGCCCGAGCCCTGCTCGCCCAACGCGAACGTCAACCTCGGTAATCACCCTTTACATAGATCATTTCGGATAGCCACAAGATGGTCTATGGCAATTTTCATTCCCGCCGCCACCGCATGGAGTTCTGCGGATCTGTGCAACTCATTGGACATATAATCTTTTCCAGTAGTTGCACGGATGCGGTGGATTTCTGCCTGTGTTCGAGTGTTCTCGTAACCGTTTAAGAGAGCATCTATGGAGATATTTAATGTCATCACTGTGTCGTTAGTTTTCATATAGTTAAACGAAGCAGTCATTGCTTCTATGCCTCACGATGCACAGAAGTTTTAGAAAGTAAACTAAAAAGATTTAACAAAGTCACAAATAGCGATTCTTGACACAAATACCCCACTAATCTACACGCCTTCGCATGGCAGTCACTGGTTCCCCACAAGTCAACGGCACTCTCATCGGTCTCGATGCAGAAGAACTCACGCAGCTTCGCACCGCTGCGAAAAGTGCTTTGCTTGCAGCCACTGTGCGTGGTGTGAGTTACACAATTGCCAATCGCACCTTCACGTTTCCATCGCTCGAATCCGCCCAGGCATTACTGGCAGAAGCCAACTATGCGTTGGATCTTCTGAATGGCACTCGAACGAATTTCGTGATGGCTAATTTCAATCCCTCGTTAGGTCGCCAAAATCAATCTCGATGAACACTCCCGAACCCGTAGTAACCACTCTTGACCGAATCATTGGAGTCGTATCTCCAAAGACCGCAGGAGAGCGGGTAGCATCCCGCTATGCGATGCACCAATTTGCCTACGATGCGGCTCGGGCGACGACAAAACGTGCAACGGCTCCGCAAAACATCAATCCGAACGACTACTCCAAACAGCGTGACCGTCTTCAGTTGATGCGAGAGGCTATTGACCTAGAAGCCAATTTTGCCCCCGCAAAAGTCATCAATCGCAAATATGCGATGTATGTCGCACCGAAGTCCTATCACGCTCAGACAGGTGATGCAAAACTCGACACCGAAGTCGAATCCTGGCTGAACGAAGAGTGGTTCCCAAACTGCGATATTACCGGAAGGTATTCCTTCTTCCGAATGATGGAGTTTGGCGTAATGGGCATGAATCGAGGAGGAGACTACGGCTGGGCATTTATGCGTCCGGGATTTGACGAACGCATGGGTCCAGAGGACATAGTCAAACTACCCTTCCGCATACAAGGCGTAGAGCCTGACCGCATTGGCGGGTTATACCAAAACGTAGTTCAAAATGACTACGTTGGTGGTGTGCTTATTGGGCGTTATGGTGAAATTACGGGTTTCCGCATTTTTCGGCGCGGCCTCACGGTGCAGCAATACACCGACCCGATTGATGTTCCCGCCCACAACTTCGTTCACTATACTGACCCAATGTGCATGGATCAGTATCGTGGAGTATCCAAACTTGATACAGGCATTATTCCACTTCGAGATTTCTATGAGATTTCTGGATATATCCAAGGTAAAGCTAAACTCGCGGCTGCGCTCACGCTATTCACAGGTTCTATCGGTGCAAAGATCCCGCAGTCCGGTGGAGGAGCAATGGATCCTTACCAATCATCCTTCGTCCCTGGTGGTCAACCCGTAGTCCAGCAGGACATCCAATACGGTCAGATAAATCATCTGTTGGCAGGTCAGGACATTAAGTTTCCCGACACGGCATCCCCAGGCCCAGAGACCCAGTATTTGATGAAGATGCTATTGGAGTTCGTGGCGCAGAGCTACAATCTCCCCCATTCATTTGCACTTGATGCCGCTGCGCTTGGTGGCGTATCCGCACGTCTTGAATCCGAGCAAGCCAAAGCGGAATTTGATCGAGGCCAAGCGGTGTTAGCTCCCCGTGCTACGAGGATTAAGGATGCTGCTCTGGCAGATGCTATCGCCAAAGGGGTTTTCCCAGCTTCGGTGGGTCGTAAGATATTCAAAGGACGTTGGGGCTATCGTCCCCATCCTCAACCCGATCTCGGTAAAGAAGCGATGGCAGCTACGATACTACGCCAGAATGCGTTGCTATCTCCTATGGATTGGTTCATCGACCAAGGCATGGATCCAGAGACTGTTGCGAATAATATGTCCCGCTGGACTTCGATACAGAAGACTGCCGCAGAGAAATTTGGTAATGACGTGAAAGAAGTATTCGGTAGTGGACCCGGTCTGCCTGCATCAACTTCAATCAATACTACAAAAATTGTTGACGTTCCCGATACTACGCCCAATACCAAGGACACTTTAACTATCTCCAATGCCTGAGTCCATTATCAAGAGCGTCTCGCTCATTAGCGTAGGCCCAGCCAAGGGTCACATCGACAAAGAGACTGGGAAACCAGTGTTTGTCGATCCTACTACGCTTGACCAGATAATGAAGGCTCTGGAGCCTATCCCCAGTATTAAACTCCGCGAAGATCACGGTAGCGGAGTTGGTGCTACTCTGGGATATGTTGATAATTTCCGCCGCGAAGAGCGTCAGATTTACGGAGATTTGCATTTCTACGAGAACGCTGAAGATGTTCCGCTGTTCTTGGAAATTGCCGAAAAAAACCCCTCACATTTAGGACTGAGTTTAGAATTCGGAGGGAAAGATGAAGAATCCCCAGACCTAATGTTTGCTCGGTGCGCTCCAGATGGGGTGATTGCCGTAGCCTTGGTATCTGATGCTGCCGCAAACAAATCACTCTTTTCTGCTTTACATCCAACCGCAACCCAACTATCCGCTGAAGTTATGCCTACTCCTGGTGATCCCAAAAACCCTGCTACTCTGCCCGACATTTCCACTCTAGCCGCGCAGATCACTGACCTCGCTGCCAAGTGCGAAGGTATCTCTGCCCTTACCACGCAACTTACGAAACTAGCCTGCGACTACGAGGAGATGTCCAAGAAACTCGCGGAATGCACTCCTTGCACACAACCCGCTGACCAGAACCCTGCTCCGAAGGTTGAAGTGGAGACCGAGCGCAAGTTCTCGGATGATGAGGCCAAAAAGATTGCTGAGTTTTCGGCTCAGGCTACCGTCAAGATGTTTGCCGCTCAGTTTGGCAGCACCTTCCTCCCGGCTTCTTCCCCTGCCATTGCTCCCGAGTCTTCTTCGGATAATCCGGTGAAAAAGTTCGAGGCTATTGTCTCGGATCTTGCTGTTAAAGAGTTTTCCAATAACGCAGTGTCCGCTCGCGCCGCTGCTATGACCCGCTTCCCCGTAGAATATGGTGCGAGCCGTCCAATCGCACCTAAGAAGTAACCTCAACTCCACTCACAATGTCATCCCAACTCGATCAAGCCTTCGGCTCCTACCTTAACGGCAATGCTGCCGCTCTCGACGCCTATTCGGTCGTCAAAATTTCTGCCTCACCTGCGGGTTCGGTGGACCTCGTTGCTAACGGAGGTGCAGCGCACTTCGGCGTGCTTCAAGAGGACGTAGCCATCGCTGGCTATGCCCTCGTCAAACTGTCTCGCGGAGACGGCACTTTCATGATCCGCACCGCTGCCGCTACCACCGCTGGAACGGCTTACTCTCTCGATGCAACTGGCGCAGTAGTCGCAGTAGGTAGCTCCCCGAACGATGTCGCTATCGTCCGTGCTGTTGTCTCCTCCGCTTCGGGTGCTGTTGGCGAGTTCTATTTCATCTAACCCTCGCTCAGTAACCCTCTTACTCTAATCCGCCATGCCATACACAAATTCACAAGCCACACCACGTTCTGACATTTACGCTCTCGTAATGCAGGCGAGTGCGGACTTCCAGAAACTTCTCATCGCTGACCAGGTTTTCCCCGTTAAGGGCGAAGACGTTAAGCGTGGTATCTACATGAAGGCTAAACTCGCTAACGCCGAGTTGCTGAATGCGGATGCTAAACCCCGTGAGAGCGGTGCTACCTACGCTCGCGTCAACCGCAAGTTCGATGTCGATACCTTCGACACCCTCGAATACGGTTTGGAGTCTGTCATTGACGACAGCTACGAGGCCGAGGTTGTCCGCTTTATGAACCTCGAAGCTACCGAAGCTGCCATCCTTGATCGCAGTCTCCGTCTCAGCTACGAGGCTCGCGTCAAGGCCCTGACCTTCGACACTGGCACGTTTACCGCAACTGCTGCCTCTACCGCATATACCGTAGCCAACCTAGCTACGATGGACATCGCCAACGACGTTGACCTCGCCCGTGGTCGTCTCCTCAAGAAAGGCATTATCCCCAATGCCGTCATCCTTGGCTACGATGTGTTCCAACGCGCACGTCGTTCTGCTCTCTTGCAGAACCAGGTGTATGGTGTTGTTCCTCGCGCCGCTGGTCAGAAAGCCCTCCCCGGTGTCCAAGACATCGCCCAGGCTCTCGGCGTCGAGCATCTGCTCATCGGTCAGGCTCCAAAGAACTCCAACACCAAGGGTCAGGCTTACTCCGGTGCGTTCATCTGGACCACCGATTACGTCGCAGTGGCTAATGTCCAAGGTGGCGAGTATCAGGCTGGTGGCGTAGGTCGCACCATCCAATGGACCAAGGACACCACTGGTCTCATCACCCCCGAGACCTATCGTGACGACACCCGTCGTAGCAACATCCTCCGCACCCGTATGAACACCGCTGAAAAGGTGATCGACGAGACGAGTTTGGAGCTAATCACGACCAGCTACGCCTAAGCAACTAGGTTAGCATAGCAAAACCCCCACCGCTTAAAAGCAGTGGGGGTTTTTAGTTATTGACCACTATTCAAAATCGCTGCACACACCGAGTAGATGGCTTTATTGATCCCCACACTTCGACAAGCGTTAGCCTCGGATGCTCTTGCTGTATTTGATGGCGAATTCAAAGGCTATGTTCGCCAAGGCAAGCACATCGCTAGGGCTTTGATACAAGATTCAGCAGATACCGTAGTAAATGCCTTTGGTGGTGGTGAGCCTTCAAATCTCCAGAATATAGTCGTCCTGATTTCCGAAACTGCACCTTTCAATTTTGACTCGAACGAGATTGTGTATGTGTCAGTGGACGGATCCAAAGATAAAGAGCAAAAGCGCATTGTAGTAGCACCTACCCAATCTCCAGACGAAGTAACTATTAACCTGCTGGTAAGATCCGCATGATTAACGACGTTGCAGAACAAGCACTCTTAGCTGTCCTGACCCCTATTTGGCCTGACGGCATACCCCTGTATGTCTCTGACGAACCAGAGAACAAAGAGGAAGTCGCTCCCTCAAGCGTTCTGCACGTTTCCGAAGCGGTAGAACTGGCAAGTCCAGGATCCGGTTTATTCAAGGTAGATTGCTCGATAATTTCTAAATTCCATCCACGGGAAGACGGTCGAGATGCCAGAGCAGAAGTAGCCACCTTATTAGAACGCTGGCTGCATTCTTCCCCGGCCTCAGACCTTAGTGCTATCGACAATTTTCACTGTCATGGCGTAATTCCTAACACCTCGGGTAATTTGACCGTTGACCCCGAGAGTAAAACCATCATCTACTCTACTAGTTTTCAACTTTGGTGTATGCCTCGTAACGACTCTTAATTTTAACCCGCCATGTCCACTATCTCTACCACGCTCTCACTCAGCTATTCTGGCACGTCCGATAGCTTTACCTCCACCAACAGCCTCTCCTCTACGCCTAGCGTGGATCAGGTGCTGTTTGATACTCAGATTATAGGAACCACTGCCGAAACTATTGCTCTTGGCGACTTATCCAACTTAACTGGTGGACTGCTCATCAAGAACATGGACGCTACCAACTATGTGCAGATTGATTCTGCCAACACTTTTGATAAGTTCCCGCAGAAGATCCTCCCTGGTGGCGCGATTTTCTTGGCCTCACAAACCTTAGTAATCTATGCCAAAGCTAACGTAGCTTCGGTAGTTGTTACGGTATCTGCTGTCGCTGCTTAATAACCTCCGATAACCCACACCCACTATGCCTGCTACACTTGTTGCTGCTTCTTCTATCGGGACCACCGGAGTTACTTGGGGTTTAACCGCTGAAACGGGAATCCTGCTTCAGCGAACCAATGCCAAAACCACACGCGAGAAAAACAGTGTCCGAGATCAGAACGGAGACATTGTATTGAACTCGTATTACAACCCCGTCCAGACCATTTCCTTGGAAGGCGTTACCAAGGCTACTACTGGTGGCGTGGTTTCCGCGACTCCCGGCGTATTGCTATCGCTGGCAAACACGTTCCCGAATAACGGGGTAAACGCTGGTGGTATCTATACGGACGACGTTGACGTTGCTCGGTTGAATACTGATTTCCAGAAGATTACCGTGAACGCTACCCGCTACCCTCTGATTGCCTAATCAGTCTCATAGTCTCTATGGTGCAGAATATGCACCATAGAGTTTCTTTATATTTTCTAAAACATCATGCCTAGACATTATTACACACACGATCTAAAATTAGCTACCATCATGCTTACGCTTGGTGTTCCGCTCCGTAAAGAAGACCCCATCACTGCGGTCATTGGAGATACTGCTGCTCCTCCTCGATACAACTTTTGGTTCGATACTACCGAGGATCTTGACCACGAACTCACCACCACTCTGGTGCGAGCAAATATCGCTTCCAAGGACGACATCTCGAAAGTCAATCTGGACATCGAACATCCGTTTTTCTATTTATCCGCAGCTTTGAATAACCGAGAAGTGCTGATGAAGTGGATACGGGAAAAAGTCATACCAGTTCGAGTAATCGAGCATGGAGATCGAACCCTGATTATTAGCGATAGAGCGAGTCAGAAAACCAAAGATTTAATGCGTGGTGCATTGACCGGAGTATTTAACAAAGAGGAATCCAAATGATCGAACAATTCGTTTTTCAAGGTAAGGTATTAAACCCTTGGTCCGCTGGTCGAGAAGCCGCTGCCCAGGCATTGGGCATCGCTCTATTCCGTGGATCTGCTCCTGACCTATTCTCAGCCCATATTGTGCTCTTCTTATGCACCTGCACGGATCGGGAGTGTATGATGGCTTCCTATGCCCCAGATACGCTACGGGACAAAGCCTGGGCATGGATTGATGCCAATTTTACTGGAAAGCCCGAAGCCTTAACCGAGGAAGCTGAGGTTATTCAGAAGATGTTCACAAAGATTGCAGAGACTCGCGCAGTCCCTAGAGTCGATTCAGACGACCTCATAAATCCAAATGACCTCGACCCAAACTCGTAGAGCCACCAGAGACAGCGGGACTGGTGGCGTTGATTGCTCGCTACACGGGATGGTCCGAACACTATCTCCTATGGGAACTACCTCTGTGGAGAGCGAACTGCTATGCCCATGCGTTCATGCGGTTGAACAATATCAAAACCGTGCGTCCTTCAATGGATCCCATGCTAAAGGAGTTCGATAATGTCTTCCTGGGGGATAAGAGCAAATCTTGATCCTCTGGGCGCAGCTATGGACAAGCTGCGTGACAATGCTAGAAAGCAGGGAAAAGAGTTCGGCAGGAAAGAGGCAGGATTCTTTCTCCGAATTATGAAACGCATAGCATGGGAAAGCGCACCATCCAGAGCCACCATCCAAGCAGTGTATGACGGATTAGTTGCCAGTGGCAGGAGGTGGTATATGGTTCGCAGAGGACGATCAAGAACTCCAGAACAAGAATTAGCTAGGCGTCTCCGAGCCCGAGGCACGTTTGCTCGGCGTTGGTTCATTGCTAGCATCACACAACCTTCCCGTTGGCGCATACGAATCTTGCTTGTGGATAGAGCAGATTATTCAGATCGTATAAGCGCACGCGATGGGACTATAAAACGTGCGAAAGAGAAGACTTTACGAGGTTGGAAGTCCAAGTTAGATAGGATGGCGAAGAGAATCTCCAACATCTAACCTAACATGGCATCCGCAACAGCATTCCTTGAACTGAATCTTGAGTCTTTTGACCGAGCTATTGCAACGGCAAAGAGGAGCCTTGCTGCATTGGGATCCGCTTTTGCAGCGTATAAAACGGTGGAGTTTTTGTCCAGTCAGACAAATGATGCGCTAAAATTCGCACAGTCGATGTTCCAGGTTTCCAGAAGTATTGGTAACATGGATACTGGATCTTTGCTTATTGCTCAAAAAGCCCTAGAGCAAATCGGTTATTCTGCTTCTGGAGCCCAAGCTAGGATCACAGAAATGGTGCAGGCAGGAATACCGCTATCTGTAGCATTTGGTGGGGCTAAAAACTATTCAGACCAGCTTAAACAAGCTGCGGCACAATGGGGAGGAACTGCTGCCATACTGTCTAAGGCCGGGAACAATTTTTCCTTAGTGTGGGACAGGCTTCAAGCGGTTGTCGGTAAAGTGCGCGAATTCTTTCTAGGAATGACAGGTGCATTTTTACAACCTCTTCAAGTATTGCTAGACCGTCTTACGCAATTGGATTTAGGAGGGCTTGGTGCTAAGTTTGGAGAAAGCATAGGCAAAGCCATAACTGCGCTGAATGGAGCGATGGTTACTGGGACAGTAGGAGATATTATCTCTGCGGCATTTGAGGTAGGTGCTGGATATTTAAACGATGCTGCGGACCACTTTTCCGAAATAGGATTGTCGGTTGGTCTTGCTATAGGCACAGCATTTCTAGGAGTGGTGAATTCCTTTGATTGGGGTAATTTAGGTTTAAGCATAGGAGGCGTCTTAGCTAAAATTTTTGTATCTATTGGAGAACTTTTGGCTAGAACTTTAAATGCTGCTTGGTCAT